AGCAGAGATAGAAGACTTAAAAAAAACAAGATGAAAAAAGAGACATTAAAAAAGAATTAATTGAACAATTTAAAAAGAAATAGTTATGGGAAACGGAAATTTATTTGTTGTAATTATGTATATATACTTAGTTTCAGCACACATTTGCATGTTATATTTTTGGTACTTATGGTCACAGTCTCATGAATTTTTAAGTACATTGATTATTGGGCCATTTGTGGCTGAAATTAAAGGATTATTGTTTCCATTTTTTATTTAAATATTATGGAGTACACTAAAGATGATATAGTAAAAGAATTATTAATAATTAAGAATAAACCAAAAACAAAAGAGCTTTGTGTTATAGATAAGAGAAACTATTTGATAGCTATTTTACATTATACATTTAATGTAACAGAAAAAGAACTGTTTACTTATACTAACTTAACTTCATCAAGTACAATAAATTATGCTAAAAGAGCAGCATATAATATGTATAAGATTAAGGATCCATTGTTTTTGAAAAATGTTGATGAATTTATAAAACTTTATCCAGCTGAATTTAATAGTTTTGATGTAAAGAAAAGAGAATACAACACTACTGCAGCAACTATATCAATAACATTAACACATCATCAGTTAGTAAGTTTTTCAAAATATATGCAGTCTAAAAAGATTGATAAACCTGAAGTAGCTGCTAAACAATTAATCTTATCAGTATTAAAATTATGGGAAGAGTAAAACAAATATATATTGATTTAATTAATCAGTACGGACATGTGGATGACATTCCACTAGATATTGAAATTGGAGATTATATAGCTAAAAAAAGAGAATATGAAGAAGAAAGAGAAGAAACTGGAGATCAATGATATTACAACACTATGCTGTAATGCAGGTTGGTACATAAGATCAAGAGCTAATTACAGATGTGAAAAATGTGATGATGATGTTACATTACATATTGTATTTGCTAATATGGCAATTGATGAATCTAAAGAAAAATAATTATGGAAGTAATAATAGATGGAATAGTATATGTTCCTAAAGAAAAAGATAAAGAAGTAGAATCAATTATTGTAGAACATCATCATAAATTTGAAGTACATCCTGAAGAATTAGGTAAAATGAATTGGGAAGATGCTGTCAAAGCAGTTAAAGAATTAGGTGATGATTGGAGATTACCAACTATTGAAGAATGCTTTATTATGTATAATCATAAAGTAATTATTGCTAACACCTATTGGAGTAGTACGGAGAACGACTACTACTTCGCGTGGTTCTTCAACTTCAGCAATGGGTATGCCTACTACGGCAATAAGTACTACACATACTATGTGCGTGCGGTAAAATATAAATTAGAATAAAATGAAGCATTTTCTGAAATATTTTACAGTATGGATTAGTCAAAACTTGGCTATTCCTTTCTGGACAGTTGGACATTTACATCTTATGGTAAATGTTTATGAAGATATTATAGAAGTTATTGCATCATGCGGCATGAATTTAATAGTTGCTGCAGGATTTATTATTGATTATATAGAGCAGAGAAAAAACCGTTAACTTAAATAATATGGGTTTACAAGAAGAATGGAATGAGAGAAGGAATACTGTAAAAATGCATAATCAAGTAGTTAAGAAAAATATAATAAAAAAAAGTATTACTTTTGATGAAGCTGCTTTAGATAAATGTTTTATACATTTAGGTTGGAAAAATACAACTGATGCTTTTTATAATCTTGATTACACACCTTTTATAGGAGTTATTAATGATTATGTAGCAGGTTTAATTAAAAAATAAATATTATGATGGTTTTATTGTTAATAGTAATTGTAGTAATTTGTATTATTTATTATCAAATTAAAAATAGTGACTGATATGGAAGATTTATATCAAAAAGTAATAATGTTGAAATGGTTAAATTATAGGGTGACAAATAAAGCAAGTATGCTAAGAAGAGCAAAAATAATAAGAAAGTCACCTGTAAATAATTCTATGATAATTAAAAAACATAATCATAGAAAATTACATAGAGAATACATAGAAAAGAAAGCAAGCACAGGATTTTACACACAAACAATTAATTATTAACTTGGTCAGTAGTAATATGAAGACAAAATATAAAATATTAAAATCACAATACTCATATGGTGGGTATTTTGTACAAACTAAAGAAGGCTTTTTTGGCTTTTGGAGATATAGTAAAGATCCACAAGGATTTATTATACTATTTTCTACAGCAATGGAGGCTGAAGACTATATTGATAAGTTAATAGAAAAAAAATTACAAAAATGAAACAGCAAGAATTAACTGAAGCAGGATTTGATAAAGTAATTGTTACTAAAGAAGAATCTGGTGACAAAAATGATTATTACTATTACTCATATAAAATAAACTCTGATGTAATACTAGTATCAAATGAAAGTGATGAGATAAATAATAATCAGTGGAAAGTATATGAGCACTCTTGGGGTGTTGCTATGACAGATATTGAAGATGTAGTATTACTTATTGACTTATTTAAAAAGTGGAGTAAAATACCATTGTAACCTTTAAAACAAAACCAATATGTTTAACGCAAAATTTATTAAGAAAAACGGAAAACTCACCTACAGAACTGAAAAAGAAAGTTTAGCTTATGCTGAATTTGTAAAACTAATAGAAGAAGGTGAAGAATTAGAAATGTTTATTAGCATTCAAGGTAAAGCTGGATCTTATGCACAAATCTCAAAAATACATGTATGTATTAGAGAAATGGCAAAAGAATCAGGATATACATTTGATGAAATGAAAAAACTTGTTAAAACACAAGCAGGATTATGCTTTGATGTAAATGATGAAGGTAGAAAGCTTGAGATGTGCAAATCATTTGCTGAGTGTTCAAGTGATGAGCTATCCCAAGCTGTTCAAGCATGTATAGAAATAGGAGCGGAATACAATATTAATCTAGCGTAGGTTCAACATAACCTTCATCTGTAGGTTCAAGTACCTCTTTTTCATCAAAAAGATTTTGCTCTAGAGCAATTCTCTCAATTTCAGATATCATTAAAGTAACAGTGTAGAAAGATTGCTCAACTTGAGACATCTTTGAGTAATCTGCTGCTTTAATGGTTTCAATTGACTTTTCAGAAGCTTCTGTACCAGTTGATTGAATCTGATTAAATAAGTAAAACAAGTTATTCTTCAACATGAAGTAATAAGATTTGTTTACTGGGACACTAACTATAGCATCATCTTTTAATTCTTTTACTTTTATAGCCATGGCTTAAAATTTTAATTAGTATGACAACAAATATAAACATAAATGAAATAAAAGAGAAATTAAACACAAAACTAATTGAATCAGGATGGGCAAGAGTTCTCAGAGGATTTATATTTAGTAGTGAGTTTGATACTATTTTATTGACATTGATAAAAGATTCACAGGAAGATAGACGGTTCACTCCATTTATGAAGTATGTGTTTAGAGCATTTGAAGAATGTCCATATGATGAACTTAAGGTAGTGCTTATTGGACAAGATCCTTATAATGGAATTGAGCAATCTGATGGACTTGCATTCTCATGTGCTTTTGAAAAAAAACCATTACCAGCATTGGAATATTTATTACAAGCTGTTAATGATACTGTATATGAGTCTGAGAGCATTTCTACTGATAAAGACTTAAAGAGATGGAGTAACCAAGGTATTCTAATGTTAAATAGTGCCCTTACTACTACAATAGGCAAACCAAATTCACATGTGAAATTATGGAGACCAATGATGGCATATTTATTAGATTACCTTAAAATCTATAATCCTGGATTATGTTATATTTTGATGGGAAGAACTTCAGAGCAGTTAATTGATTACTTATCTGAAAAAGATCCTTTATTTATTTTAACTCATCCTATGAATGCTATATCTTTAGGTAAAAAGAAATGGCCATGTGATGATACATTTAGAAAAGTATCTGAGATTACAAAAAAGAACTATAATTTTGATATAAAGTGGTAATATGGATGAAATTTTTAATTTATTAATAAAGAAACAGTTGAGTCCAAATCAATTGTATATACTCTATTGTATTAAGCATAAAATTAAAACTAATGATTTTATTAATGATGCACTAGAGGTAAAACGCTTACAGTCAACAGACTGGTTAGAAGCTGATATGAAACTAGCAGGTAAGGCAATTATTCTTTTACAAGAATTAGAATCTTATTTCAAGAATAGCAAAAAGAAAACAAGTACAACATTGATGGGTGATAACTTTATGGAAAATATTGACATTTATTTAGATATTTTTCCTAAATTTAAGCTACCAAGTGGTAAATATGCAAGGTCAGATAAAAAGAACTTAGAGAATAACTTTAGATGGTTCTTTGAATCACATACTTATACATGGGAAACAGTAATTAATGCTACAAAGACATATGTTGATGAGTATGAAGCAACAGGATATAAGTATATGAGAACATCTCAATACTTTATCAGAAAACAAGGCTCAGATAAAACTTATGATTCTGAATTAGCAAATTATTGTGATATGTTATTAAATGGGTCAGATGATCCATCACAAACACATTTTAAAGAAAAGGTAGTATAATGTATAAATCATCCAGATTAATACTAGGGCTTTGTGCCATAGTAGGATTTCTATTAGGATATTTAGTTACTAATACATTTATTATTGAGATTAATATAATACCGTTTATATTAATTGAGGTATTAATTAGTGTATTACATACTACGTATAATAGAGTAAAAGTAAAAATTATTTAATTATTGTATATGGCACTTAAGCAAACTGCTAATTCTAAATGGGTTAGCCAAAAAGAAGGTTTTCAAGAATCATTACACTATTTAAAAGGCAGAATGGTTGGTGAGATTAAAAGTCTTAGAACACCATGGCCTAAGTTTAATGATGCAATGACTGATGGTATTGAATGGAATACTATGACTGTAATTGGAGGAAGACCTGCAAGTGGTAAA